GCCTGCTTACCTAACATCAAAACCTTCATATCATCGTATGACGTAATCCTACCAGTACTATCATCGAAAACTCCAATTTCGTAAAGATCAAAATCATCAGGATGTGCATTCATCTGATTATCAGCACCTTCCCTGTTAACTTCATCCATAAACGAACGTATTGCCATATTAGCAGTAGGAACAAAAAAAGGACGCATAAACGCATCCGCAGCACGATCTTTAACAGCCACTATTGTTAGTATCATAATAACTCCCGTTATTTAAGGTTATTTTAACTTACGCTTAAGTCTTGACAACTTAGCAACTACCACCTTCTCTTTAACCGCTAAACGCTCGTCCGTATTGTCTTCTAACAACGCTTTCGCTTGCTTCTCACGCTGCCAGACAAGCTGGTCAAACTCATACGGAAAATCATCTGCAAACTTACGATCATAAAACTTAGGTGGACGACACTTCTTACCATTAACAACTACATAGTCATGGGGGTAAACATCATCCTTAAACTTCTCATACCAATCAAAACCAATACCAGGCTTGAGAGACATCTTGTTAAACTCAGGCCTACGCTTGATAATCTCACCAGTAGAAAAATTAACTTCTTCGTAATGTTGATCTGCAATATCGCCAGTAACCTTCTTCATAATATATCTAGCAACATAAGCAGCAGACTGAAAATTAACATCACCAATAGACGAATACCCAAAAGGCCACAACTCTTCCAATTCTTTAGACCGATATATCTTAGATCCTGACTCCGTCTTCTGCCATAAAACCTTATCCGGAAAATCAAAATTAAAAATACAAGCATGAAAATGGGGTCGACCAAAATTCTCCCCATACTCACCAGCCATATAAAACCGAATCGGAAACTTATCTCCAGACGCCGCATTAGCGGACGACTGGAGACCCTTGAAGCGCTTTCTAAGACGCTTCATGAACTTCTGAAAGTCCTCGTAATGCAAACTATAGTCATCTGGCAAATGCTCATCGTTATACGTCAACGTAATGAAACAATTGTTTTTATACAAACTTGCCTCATGCATACACCTAATAGCCCATTGACGAGATCTTTCAAGGCGACAACCAACACATTGACCACATGGAAGCTCAAGAGACCGTACTACATCGTGCCTAGCAAGCTCCGCAAACACAATCGAGCGATCAGCACATTGAAACGCCTTCAGAGGCTTATAACAAGGCATCTCACAGACGCCATCCGCCACGCATAGGATTCAACTTCATATTAGCCGCCTTAGTATGACTTACATTCTTCTTAAAACGCTTAGCAGACTTATACTTATTAACTGGTTTACGGGACAACGGTTTCATAAAAGCTCCTTAGTTAGGGGTTGGTGTCACCTAGCACAGTTACATCAAGTAAATCACTGTGCTGCGACGTCTGCAAACGTCGCTACCGCCGGTTGTACCGGCTCTACTTTCCCTGGGACAAGTCCCAGGCGAACCGCCTCATCGCGGTTCTTATCGTCGAGACAAAACTCGACAAATTGACCGGGATCGTTTTCAAAACGAGCCCGAATATTCGCTGGAAGCGAATCAAACGAGGCTTGCGCCTCTATCACGGCGTTCATCGCCGAATGATAATCTGTAACCCCGCTAAAATCCCCATATTGGGGCAGACGTACTGGAGCGACAAGTTCGCCCGTACGACCAAATCTTTCCATAATAGTATTAATATCCGCTTCTTCGCGGAATTGTTGCTGAGCCATTGTAGGCTCAGGGCAAACCAAACCAGTCTCATTAGAAACTTCATCGGCGTCATAGTTATACGCCGTACGAATAAAAATTGACTTTTTCATATCATTTTCCAATCATCATCATTAACATACGCAAAAAAGGAACTGCCTCTTTAGCCATAGCACCACTTGAACCAAGCTTATCCCAAGCGTCAGCATAAGCTTTTTTCTGCGACTGATCCAACTTCGAAACATTAATTAGCTCTTTAACATGTTTCGTCGTTTCACGAACATTAGCCTCAGTCGCTTTACCTGTTTCAATATCTTGGCGAAGCTTATCAACATATTTCCAAGACTCAAACACCCTAGCCTTATTTAAAGCCGTAGTCTCTGTAGTCAAACCAGGCTGCAACCGCAAATTTTCCAACGTAGCCTTTAAAGCTGACCTTGACTTAGGTCCGATAAGCTCATCGACCTGAAATTCAGTCCCAGGATCACCTCCACCAAAGTTAACCTTATTGTCCCATTGGACACCATGACCCTCTTGCGTAGTCTTATACGCCTGAGCCTTAGTAGATTCCTGCACAGCCTTTTCAGTATTAATCTTTTCCTTCATAAGCTCACGCTCCATATACCGAGTAGCATTCTCGGCACCGGCAGCAGTAGAATTTTGCATTTGCGCGCTGGATCCAGGCGGAGTACTAGCACCGCCCTGACCATAAGCCAACATAGGATTTAAACCAGCCGCATTCAAATCAGCGACAGCGCGCTGATAAGACGTGTCAGACATTCGCTTTTGAAACGTCATCTGCTCCCGTGCCATAGCACGATTAGCAGAATTCGCTCGCTCTGCACCATACAGACCAATTAAATCCGACACAATCGCCATTTGATTAGACATCAACTACCTCCAAAATAACGAATAAATAAATGCACTACTAGAAATAAACCTAGTAGTGCAGCAATGGTCGAAAACCAATTCATCTTAAAAATGGTCAATTAAACCAGGAACAGAATACAACGGCATAGGTCTTGCCGCTTTAATATCAAAGAATGTATCGAGCAAAAACTGCTGACCGTTAGCAGCAGCCCCAACAGCCACAACACGAGATACAGGAGGAGAATCTTGTATAAACGACGCATTAAGAGTAGGAAGCGCAGTAAACTTCTGGGCTAAATGCCAAGCATCAATAGTACCTGCCGACGTCGATTTAAAGAGACCTGAAATTTGGGACGGGTTAAATCTATACTCTGCCCAGCGCTCCTGGTAACCAAAAACATTGGCATCATTGGCGGAACCATCACAATAAATCTCCCGATTAAGAATAGCTTGCTCACCCAAATGAGCAAAAGCAGGAAAATAAAAATCATACCGCGTACTACGCGACCACATCTTACGAAGGCCTTGCTGATACGTCAAATCAGCACGAACAGAAACTAATCCAAGTATGACGCCGTGTTCAGTAAAGGACTGAGTGAAGCCATGGCCATGTGCAAGTCCGGTTCCCATAGCTGCCAAGTTACCCAACGGAGTAGTCGTGCCACTAGCGTTAGAGCCTGACGTCTGAGCAATGGGATTAATGCTAATAGGAGCAGAACCACCACCAAGATACTCAGGACGCTGCAAACGAGCATCCGGAGAGATAACACCAAAGTGCGAACGCACAATCTCAGTATAACGCGTACCTCCACGAGCATCCCTTTCAAGTAATTTCTGAATCTGAAAACTTTGACGCAACTGATT